ATGCTGACATGGAAAAGAACCTTCAAAAGGTTAACGTTGCTTTAGGTAAGTTTGAAGACGCTTTGCAAGGAATTATTGGAACACGTACGTCCGTTCGTGGAAACTTGTTTGCTAAAGCCTTGCCATTTCTTGGCGGTGCTATTGGATTTGCTGCTGGTGGTCCAGCGGGAATGGCGGCTGGAATTGGAGTTGGCAGTGCTGTTGCTGGAACGCTTGGTGACGCTCATGGCTCTGAAGCAAACCCAGGACGTATTGCAGAACAAAAACCAACTACTAAACTAAAAAATTCAGCCTTAATTAGTAAATTAAAACCAGTACTTCGTGACCCTCTTGCACGCTTGCTTGCTGACCGACCAGGTATTGGTGTTGGTGGAACTTTGCGTAGTCCAGATGAACAAAAGCGCATGTTCCTAAGCCGCTATTTTAAAACAGACAAACAAACTGATACTTATTATGAAGGTTCATATTGGGAAAAGAAACCTGGTGTTGCTAAAGCGGCTCCTCCAGGGTTGTCGTACCACGAAATTGGTCTTGCCGCTGACCTTACCTTCCAATCAAAGTCTGACATAGATTGGTTAAAAGCCAACGCAAATAAATATGGTCTTGATGAGTTTTCACGAATTGGTGAGCCTTGGCACGTTCAATCAACGGCATACCCTTCAAGTAGAAGGCAGTATGAAGAACAAGGTGCTCCATATGGAACCGAGACAGACCCAACTACAAAATACACACCTGGTTCATTTGGTGACATTAGAGAAATTAGTCCGCTAGGGCAAAACAGTACTACTGAAAACGCATTGTTGGCAATGGAAGCAGTTACCAGACAAAATATGAGTCTTGCTGAATCTATGGCTGCGTTTAGTGGAAATGGTGTTAGTGCCATGAGTACAGATACCAGTTCTGCTGGTAGACAAGATGCACGTACTGACCGAGGCTCAAAAGGTAATACACGTAGTAATGGTAATTATGCTGTTCCTGCTGGAGCAATGAATCCACGTGATATTGCTGTTATCTTAAAACGTCGTGGTTTTCCAGATGATGCCATTTGGAAAATGTTGGCTATATCCCACCGTGAATCACGTTGGATACCTACTAAGCACAACACAAAGCCACCTGACGATTCTTATGGCCTATTTCAAATTAACATGATAGGCAACACTGGAGCAGGTCGTCGTAAGGCATGGTCTAGTTGGCTAAAGAGCGACAAAGACCTATTTGACCCAAAGCACAATATTCACGCAGCACGTTTAATTTTTGGTGATGGTGGCGGTATTAAGCATTGGAATATTGATGGAAGTTGGAAAAATGGAATTCCAGCAGAAGGTATAAAAACTGCAAAGCAGGTTGCTAAAGACATGGGATACCCAACTCTTGGTGACCCTAGTGATAAAGGCTATACTCCTCCAATGAAACCAACAGCAGCCACACCTGAACAACGTGCAACCGCTGTTTCCAAACCAACTACAAACAATGTATTTAATGTTCACCCTACAATTCACATCACATCAACTGGTTCACAACACATGGACGTAAACAATATTGCTAAAGAAGTAACAAAAGTACTTGAAAGTCAAGTGCGTCTAACTGCAATGAGGAATTCATAATGGTTATGCAGAATCCTGATTTTGATAATTACTCACGATTAGGTGAAGTACGTAGCCCTGATAGAGAAAATCCACCATTTATTTGGCCTGGGGTAAACATTAGGAATATCAATGGTGGTGGCGTTAGAATGGCACGTGGGTTTATGAGAAGTATATTAACTGACCCTGACATTGTTAACGCATTTAATACGGCTACCCAACCAAGACAAACCACAATTGACACTAGTAAAACAGGCTCTGGTCATTATCGTTTAAACTTTCAATTCAATCCTGAGTATATTGAAAGAAGTGTTGCACAAACACCAGGTGCAGTAAACCCTATTTTGCAGAGTGTGTCAAACCTTACTCAACCAATCCCAGGTTCTGCAACGTTTAACTTTACAATGACGTTTAACAGAGAAATGGAAGTTGCTAACGCTGGAAACCGTGCAAATTCAAACGTACTATGGGACGGTGATGATTTAGACCCCACTAGTACACGACTAAAAGACCCTGGTTTAGTAGGTGTTTGGGCAGACCTACAAATGTTTGACCTTATTGTAGGACAAGGCATTACCCCAGAACTTCTTGACCTTGTTGCTGCGTTTACAGAAGTTCAGGCTCTTGAACGTAGTGCAAATGAAAGCACCACAACTGATGGGGAAGGAGAAGAACCAAAAGAAGGAGAGGAAAAAGAAGAAAAAGCATCTGAAACAGACCCTGATTCTACTTCTTTTAATAAAGAAGAATTTGAAACAAACTTTACAGCAAATTTTGGCAACTCTGCATTTTTAAACCCTTTACCAGTTCGCATTGTTTTTTCAGATACGTTTATGGTTGAAGGAATGGTTACTGGTACGTCCGTTGCTTTTCAAAAATTTAACCATAGAATGATTCCAACTATTTGCCAAGTCAACGTAAACTTTAGTGCAATGTACTTAGGGTTTGCTAAGAAGAAAGCCTTCTTGACAGAAAACCTGCAAGCATGGGCAAAAGACCAAGCATCACAAACGGTTGACGAACAAGAAAAAGCAAAGGAAATTGGTACGCAACTAGCGGACGCAATCACAACGGTTACATTATGGCCTAACGTTATCTTAAAAGATAAGAACTGGGCATGGTCTGGTAAAAACGACCCACCATACGTAGGTAATGAAGACCAGTTTTTAATGCACAGTTCTACAAATGCTAATCCAAGCGGTACTGTTCATTACGCATCTAACCTTATGTGGTTAGGGCATTATTACAATATAGTAAATACAAAACTTTATAAAAACGGTTTAGATATAACACTAAGTGCCAGAACTTTATACAGCAGTACTTTACCAGTAGTTGTAAGCATTGATTATTTTCCAAAAGATACCACTTTAAGAAAACCTAATTTTGAAATAAAAATGGACTTAGTACACAAATACACAAACCCAGAAACTGGTTTAAAAAGCAACGAAATAATTGCACCATGTACAGTTTCGTCCATTTCACCAGAATGGGTTACAGGAACTACTGGTACTAGATACTACGCTCGTCGTGATTTCAATGTCACCCTAGGAAAACTTCCAGGTATCCCTAAAGTAAACTCTAAATTATCTGGTACTGAAAACTTAACTCAAGGTGACTATGAGAACCTTACTCTGCGTATTACGGTTACTCCAACAATCACAACTGAAGTAGATGGTACAAGTATTACTGCCTCACAGCCTATTAACCCCATAGACTTTACAAGTGTGTTTTGGGATTCTAGACATGATGTTCAGGGAGCACGCACCCTTCATAAATCCGAAGCACTTGCTAAAACAGTGTCGGGCAAACCAGTACCACCGACTGCAATAATTAGAACATCATGAACTCAAATATTTCTAGATATAATAAAAAGTACGATGAGAAAAACAATCAAGCAATAACTATCTCTACACGTACTGACGTAATCAACAAACAATACTTTGTACACATTGCTAAACAGGGTGATTCATTTATTTCACTTGCATTGCGTTATTTAAATAACGAACATTTATATTGGTACATTGCTGACCTAAATCCTCAAATAAAGTTTCCAGATTTATTGCCTGTTGGTTCACAAATCCGAATCCCGTTGACATGATTACTACTAATCTTTCTCCACTTGGTATTAATTGGTCATTTTCTATTGATGGTTCTCCTGTTGCTTCTAACACTATTCAAAAAATAACAATGTCTTCTGTAGAAAATCAACACGACATTGCAACCATAGAAATGGTGGGAGTACCTTCAGAATACGTTTTGGGATATGTAGATAAACCTATTGTTTTAAATATTTCTATTTTGGGCAATCGTTTATGCAGTATGTTTGGTTACATTTCACATATTGAAGGTATTTCACACACTAACGAAGGTTTGGTAAATGGTTCTGCTTTTCAATTATTAAAAGTTATTTGTTTTGGAAGTTCATACATTTTAAAAGCAAAACAAACAAAAGTTTGGAATGATGTATCTTTACAAGACGTAGTTTCTAACATTGCTGACAAGCACAAAATTGGATATTCCATTCCAATTAATAACTACCGCTTTAAACGATTGCTTCAATCTGAAACATCGTCTTGGCAGTTTATTGTAAATACCGCAAAACAATTAGGGTACTCGTGTACATTGTCTAACAACCATTTGCACATCTGGGATAAACGCTTGTCCCCCGCACGTCAACCTTCCTATGCAACTTTGGAAGGAACTAAAGTAACTAGAAAACAATATGAACCACGTCCTGGTGTAATCCTTACATTTAATCCAGTAATGGGCAACAATACCCCAGTTGGTGATATGAACAATAATAGTATTTCGTACATTGATGAATTGGGTCAAGTTGCGTCTGTGTCCGATACAGATGTTGAAATTACCCCTACATTTGGTACAGCCAATACTACTCGCTTTAATGATGAACTGGCTGCTACTGCTATATCTTTTGAAGATGCTAAGAATATGTTATCTGCTAAAAAAAACTACACCCATGCTTATAGTTGTGAAACAACTGTACTAGGTGACCCTTCTATTAAAGTAGGGGGCATTGTCAAAGTAACAGGATACGATCACGACTTTGAAGGCTTTTGGTACGTTGAAAGCGTGACTCATGAATTATTTAGTGAAACGCTTTTGACACACTTAAAATTAACAAGAGATGGAAACATTGATGAATCTTCTAAATTTCCAGTGGTTCAACAGTATTTTGATTTACCGAACCCTGTATTAATCAACAATAAATGGTGTATGAAAACGGAGCATGTCAATGTATACAACTGACTTGCTTTCTCAAAACTCCATGCTACACAGAGGAGTTGTTACGTATTCCAGCACAACTACTGGAGAAATTAAAGTAAAGATACCATCTATTTTAGGCACATCAGAAGAAATGGCTATATCATATATAGGTAGAACAAGTAATGTTGACAAAGTTTGGAGTGTTCCAGCAGTGGGTTCACAAATAGTAGTGGCTTCAGATGACACTAAGTTTACTAATTTATTTTGGGTACAGGTTAACCCAGACCCATCTATAAGCATACTAACAGCACAAGTTGCTGAGTTAACAGCGCAAGTTGCTGCATTAATGGCATAGGAACATTTATGAAAACTTTTTCAATACCCTTTAGATTTAGTGAAGGCAGTGTTGCCGTTAATAAAAACGTAGACGTTGCTGTTAAAGATGAAATAATTAATTACTTAATGACCAACACTGGGGAACGTGTTATGAGGTCTAGGTATGGTGGAAACATGCAAGGATTGGCTTTTGAAATTAATGACCCTTTAATTTTGGCTGATTTTAAAGTAGACGCTATTCCAGCAATTAACGCTAATTTGTCACGTGGTCGTGTCTTAGACATTGCTATTTTAGACCAACCTAACAACCCTCAGTCTTCTCCATATGGTGATAACGTTGCTACTGTTGCTGTTAGGTATGCTACATCACCACGTAATATTTCTACATTTAGATTAATTGTTCGTTCTCAACTTACTTCAGAAAGTGAATTCTAATGGCTGACATTAACTACTCTAGTCGTGACTTTGAACAAATTAGAAATGATTTGCTATCTCGTGCTGCGTCTTTAGTGCCCGAATGGACTGCACGAGATAGTTCAGATTTTGGAGTAATGATGGTGGATTTGTGGGCTTACTTTGCCGACGTTCTTCACTACTACATTGACAGGGCTTCACGTGAGGCGTTTATTACAACAGCAACTCAACGAGAGTCCATGCTTGCTATTGCTAACCTTTTTGATTACCAACCACAGTTACAGACTGCTGCTACGTCTGAAGTAACCGTTATTGGTAACAATATTCCAAGCGGTGAAACTGTTGTAATCCCTGCTGGAACTGTTTTTGTTTCCCCAGCAACCTCTAGTTCTCCAGTAGTTTATTTTACTTCCACTACTTCTGCTTCTGCTTCTTCGGCATCTAGTCCAACAATTATTGTATTTGAAGGCGAGCAGGTAACTGATGAAACATTAGGAACAAGTACTGGAATGGTTAATCAACGTTACACTTTGTATTATCCTAAAGTTATTGGTAACAGTGTGACAATTAATGTTCGTGAAGGTACTTTAGTAAACGGAGTACCAGCACTTGTTGAATACTTTCAAGTAGACAAACTTTATAATGCTGGTCCAAATGATCGTGTTTTTAGATTAGTGTTAAATGCTTCAAATGAAGTTGAAGTGCTTTTTGGAAACGGTGTTAATGGTAAAATCCCAAATGCTGGTCAAACAATTACAGCATCCTATCGCAAAGGAAAAGGTGCGGCAGGGAATTTGCCCGCTAACCAAATATCACAAATTCAAAATTCACCTAGCAGTTATTTGTCTAAAATATACTCAACGCAAGCCACTGGTGGTTCTGACGTTGAATCAATTACATCACTTAAAACAAATATTCCAGCAGCGTTTTCAACACAAGATCGTGCTGTTTCATTAAATGATTACAAGTCTTTAGTACTAAATATTGCTGGTGTTGCAAAAGGAACTGCTGCGTACAACTCAAGCACAAAGGTTGTAACAATTTATGCAGCACCTTTTACAAGTGATTATTTATCATATGCTGGAGCATCTTTACCAGTTAGTCAAACCCTTCGTGACAACATTATCTCCTACTATGAACCGAGGCAGTTAATTGGAGCAAGTGTGACTTCGGCAAGTGCTGTTGCGTTGACCGCTGTAAACATTACTGCGTCTGTTTATGTGTATTCAAACTATGTTGCAAGCAAAGTAAAGACTGCTGTTGAAACTGCTTTAGATAATTTGTTTACGTTTGACAACGTTTATTTTAATCAAACACTTACTAAAGGTCAGATTTATAGAACAATTTTAAATGTTGAAGGCGTTGATTATGTAACCATCAGTCTTCCATCAACTGAAACAATTTCTTCTGGTGCGTATGGGCTGTTTAAAAAAGGAACTTACAGCATTACTACTGTAGGTGGAATTACAGGTTCATAATGGCTTTAGTATCCTTTCGTCTTCGTCGTACTGATAATAATGGTTCTTTGGTTCGTGGCGAGTCTCGTACAGACAACTCAATACGTTCTGATGGTTATGTAGTTGCCAGTTCTGATACAGGTTTATCTACATTT